ATTTGCCGAACCTGATATAACAGTTGCAATTAAATATGAGTTAGCAGCAGGGGCACCTTGTCCTTGAGGTAAAATTAATTCAAAAGTAGATCCATCACCTTTTGTAAAATCTATAGAACCAGAAGCATAATCCATAGATCCTGTAAGCATAAAAGAACCTGTATTAGCTGCTATAATATCTGAGTTTAGGGAAGATGTTAAATTAGCATATGTTATTTTTCTAGTTTCTGCTTCATTAACTAAAGCAAATACATCTGAACCTGTAACTCTAGTTACTTCGTTTAATTGGGTTATTCTTTTATCAGCCATTATAAATAAATTCTAGACCCGTCTTCTTGTAATAAATAAAAATCATTTTCTTGTAATAAGAATCCACTAAAAGGTTCTACAGGAATATATTGTTGTTGTGTACTTTTACCTCTAGCACAATCTATTAGATATCTTAATTGCATTTGACATTGAGATATATAATCTTGATAATGATAAGATTGCTCATTTAAGGGTCTATTTTTTAAATGGGGAAATCTTTCTAAAAATACACGAAAAGGTATCTCTTCTAATATCATGTATATAAATATAATAAAAAAAACCCGCCTTACGGGGCGGGTTCTTTAATTAAAGTAAAGTTACTTAGTCTTAGATTACATTAAGACCAGAAACATGTACTTTACCATAGAATTCAGGACGTACCATTTTCTTAGCGTAACGAGTCATGATACCTTTTCTTGGAGTGAAGGTATTAGGATCGTACACAAGTGGAGTCATGATTAATGGAATATATGGAGCGTAAACAGCACCACTTTCTAGGAATTGATTTCCTCTAAAGCCCATTAAAATTGTAGCTTCATTCATGTATGGGTTCTTATACACTTTGTAACGGCTGTTCAATGCACCGATTTTCTGTACACCGAAAGCGTAAGTAGCTTTAGAAACATCACCATCAGTATCAGCAGCAAATCCTGGGATTGATTCTAGTACAGTTGCTACAGTTGGAGATACTACCATAAAGTTAGCACCACCACGTAGAGTTTTCTGGTGAATCAAGTTAGAGATTTTTTGCAATTTGATTCCAAGAGTTTGGAACCAGCTCATTTGTGTATAATATACACCGTTAGTGTTAGATTCAAATGCTGTACCAGCAGTGTTGATTTCCTCACCTACTTTCGCAGACCAGTTAGCAACTTGAGAAGTTGGTACATTTTCGATTAACATATCAAGAATTTCAAGATCAATTTCCAATGAAATGTATTCTGAAAGGATGTTAGTCAATTCAGCTTCAGCATCTAAACTATGGAAAGCATTTAAATCTTGAGAAAATTCTGGTGTCCATTGAGCTTTTAACTTACGTGTTTTAGCAGCAATAGTTTCACTTCTTAGTTGAACGTCGATTTCTGGGATAGAAATTGCATCAGCAGAAGCAGCATTAGGTGTAGAGTAAGAAGCTCCATCTTCGAAGTCACCTCTAGCGTTATCAGCTGTTTTCTTGCTGTAGTATACTACGATATCATCATTTTTTAATTCTGCAGCAGATCCAGTTACAATAAACTGTACATTTCCAGAAGCAAGTTGAGATGTAAATGCAGGTAGGACAGCTCCTTCTAGGTATGAACCTGAAGCTACTACAAATGAACGTACAGCATTTCCGTCTAGGTTAGCATCGACAGAAGCAGAAGTAAAGTTTAATTTTTTAATTTGATTAGCAGCTGCAGAAGCAGAGTAATTAGAATCAAAGTTTACATCAGCCCAAGTACCTGAAGTAAAGGTACCAGCAGCAGAAGCAGAGAATTGGTTAGTTGAATATCCAAATCTTCCAGCACCGTAAAGTCCACCTGTGTTTGTGTTACCAAAGTTTGTGGTTCCATCACCGTACATTGAATCACCATCAGTGAATGGTTTTTTAGTACTACCATATTGGAAGTCTAGATAAAATACTAGTCCAGCAGGAAGGCTCATTGGTTGAACAGAAACGAATTCTTTAGCAGCGATTTGTCCGAATACTTTACGTACTAGGGGAAGTGCTACTGCAGCGTACTGCTCACCAGTTCCTGGAGTAAAGCTTGCGCCAGTTCCAGTTGTGTTAGCTTCAACAACAAGTTGTTTAGCTTGGTTTTCTAACATGATTGCCATGTTAGCTTTATCAGTGTCACCAGAAATTCCTTCTAGTAATCCTGATTTTTCCCACTTTCCAGCAAGTCTAGCAGCATCTTTTTGTACTGACTTGTATGGGTTAGCGGTCTCTAATAGTTGATTTACTACGTTTGACATTTTAAATAATTTTAGTCGTTAATTAAATAATTCCGGCTAGCTTTTGCATTCTAGCTACGAAATCGTTGTTTTCAACAATAGGTTTTTGCGGAGCAACTCCAGCAGCTTTAGAAGCGAATGAACGAGATTCGTTTACAGGCTTCTTAGTTTCTGATGTTACAGCATCCTTAATTGTTTCAAAAATGTTTTTAACTTCTTTTACAGATTCAGCACGATCAAATGCATTGATCACTTTTACTTTCTGTGATTCAGTTAAGGTTTTGCTACGGAACAATTTGTTCACGTATAATAGCTTAGCGTTAAGAAGATTGACTTCGTTAAGTTCTGATTTCAAAGTGTTGATTACAGTAATAGCTTCGTTTAACTCAGCTTTAACTTCATCCATTTCTTTGTCATCTTTCATCTCATCGATTTCGATATCTCCATCTTCGTCAGCGTCAATAGCAACATCCATGTCACCATCTCCATCTACGTCAACTTCCATATCTTCTTCTCCAGCCATTCCACCACCCATTACGTCGCTTAGTACGTCACGGATAATGTCCTTAAGCTCGTCAACTGTAATTTCACCTACTTCGTCTTCATCTTCAGCTTCCACTACGGGAGCTTCTTCTTCGATTTCAGTTTCAGCAACTGGTGCTGTTTCTTCTACAGTTTCGTCTTTCATCTTGTCTTTACCATAGCCTTCTTCAGCGGCTTCTAGTTCAGCAAGTAATTCATCAAGGTCAATTTCTTCAATTGAACCTTCTTCCATGTCAGATGCTTCTTCTACAGCAGCTTCTTCAACTGCAGATTCCTCTACAGATACTTCTTCTACTTGAGATGCTTCGTCCATGTCTTTTTTCTCGTCAACTTTTGCTTCGTCTACCTTAGCTTCGTCTACTTCTTTTGCTTCATCCATGTCCTTAGCTTCGTCCATATCGGATTTTGCTTCGTCCATGTCTTCTTTTTTGCCTTCTTCTACTTCTTTAGCTTCGTCCATATCTTTTGCTTCGTCCATATCCTTGGCTTTCGCCTCGTCCATGTCTTTAGCTTCATCCATGTCGTCAGCCTCTTCAGAGAGTTTCTTTTCGAGCATAGATTGAATTTGTGGAGTAAAAGCTTCTTCTAGAGCAAGTTTGGCATTAGCAAGAGCAGTCTCACGGATTGCTTTAGCTTCAGCGATAGCATCGTTGAAAAACTTTGTGTTTGACATTTTCAATAAATTTTTGTCGGGATTACTTATTAAGGGAAGTAATATAAGAGTTTATATCTTGAGTGAGATATTATTGGGAATATCTATCTTATCTGTAGATAAATATATAGGGATTTTAAAAAAATAAAGGAATTTAGCGAAGGCAACAAATACCTGATTGGGTACAGATAATGTCTGAAACTATCTCGTGTAGTTTTGAATATTTGCTAGTAGTATAGTTTTTATTTTCGTTTAATCCTGTAGGTCTCATAAAAGCACCATGTGTAGAAGGTGTAGAAACAAAATCCCAACATAATAATTCGAAATCATCGTCTACTTCTACTCTACCTTCACCTAAAGGTTTAACAGAACCCATACCACGAGATGAAATTCCAACAGTAATATTATTATTGAATAATTCTTTTAATATATTACCTGATGGGGTAGGTAAAACTTCAATTTTACCCATTAAATCGTTTCCATCCCAATATAACTCTTTAATATTGTGAGAAGCATTTTTTAAGTTGATGACAGATGATTCTGGGTGGTCTAGTTCACCAAGTGCTCTATTTTCAGCAATGGGGCCACCTATATATTTGTCTACTTCTCTTTTTAGTATCTCAAATGGATAGCGTCTTCCGTTGTGGTTGAATTCTTCAGCACGTTGAACAACACCTTCAACCATCATATTTTTATTCCCAGAAATACCCTCTGTAATTTGAGTATTTTTAGGTGTAAATACGGAATATTCTATTAATAGTTTTTGAGCCATCTTACTTTTTTACTATACGAACATCAGAATCAGGTGATTTCTTTTGAACAGCTATAGCTGTATCTTCGTCTCCAACTTCAATTGCTTCTAATTTACGTGCTTCAACTTTATCTTTAAGTTCATCTACATCTACACCATATTTTTTAGCGTATTTTTCATAGATAGCATCTCTAGTTCTACCTAGTTCTTCAACACTATCTTCTTCTAGTGGAGTTGAATCAGCGTTTACATCTGATACTCTATCGTATTCTTCTCCGTGTTCGCGGATAATTTTACCTTTTTGCTTTTCTAAAGCAGCAATAGATTTTGCGTTTACTTCTACTTCGTATTCGCTATCACCCATAGATGCTATTCTCTTTTTAGAGTAATAGTTAGGGTCTTTGGTAAGATTTTTAAGTACTTTCTTTTGGGCTTTTAAAACGTCGTCTTCTGTAATTTCAGAATTACCTACGGCTTCGTTTTCAACACCTAATTCCATATCCATACCTCTAGAATATTCATATGGGTTAACCATATCAATAGTTTTAGCGATAATATCTACTTCTTGTTTTCCTGTAGATTCTTTTGCCTGTTTTTCAGATATCATACCCTTATTTTTAAGGATCTTTACTGTATCTGTGAAATTGTTAGATGAGGTAATCCAGGGCAATCTAGCGTCACGACGCACTTCATACAAGAACTTTTGTTCTGTAATATCGCCAGCTACCAATTTGGTATATAAGTCTTGTGTTGTCATGTATATAAATATTTATTTACCTTGACCCCTATAGGTTTTGGTATAATTTCTACTACTTTTTAATTTTGATGTTTTGCTTTTAGCGTGTACACCGGGACGTTTTTTCTTTGGCTTGGCGAAATAGTTACCAAGCGTTAAACCTTTTGCCATTATTCAGTTAAACCTTTAATTCTGTTATTTAATTCTTGTAATTTTTCGTTTATTTTAGAAATGGCTTCACGAGTACGATTTAGGTATGACATACCTTCATTACTTGCTTTAAGTTCCGTACGCATTCTTTCTGTAAATGCTACAACCTTTGACATTTCGTCAATTTTACGTCTTATTTCACGTACAGCTGAGTGTAGTTGTTGTGTAGGTGTACGGAATTGAGATTCTCTTTTAAATTGGCTATAACGAGCTTCGTTTATAGTAAATCTTTTATATGCTTCTGGGTAGTTTTTTCTGATGTGGGTACGATATCTGTTAAATTCTGCTTTTATTTTAGCAGCAATATCGTCTACTACTTTATCGTCTGTTTTTTGATCTAAAACAGCAATTACTTTACGTAAGTCATCAAATTCTTTATAAACAGAATCAAAAGCAGGAACATATTCTACATCCCATGATATAGCTCCAGTTTCGGGATTAATATCGGATACGGTTGTTTTAATACCCCTACCAGTTTCTGTATCTCCAACTTCTCTTTCTAATACAGATGCGGCATCTTGGGTATCCATATCGTAACCCGAATTGTCTCCAATATTAGCTTGACTACTAGTCATATCCTTTATTGGACTATAAAGTTCTTTAACAGCATCCTCAAATAATTGTTTGTAATCTATAAATTTAGATTTTCTATTGGGGACAGATGGATTTGGAGTAGTAAAAGGTTCACCAATTTCATCTTTACGTTTTTTAAACGCTTTAGGAGAAGCATATTGTGCACCTACACCAGGTGTAAAGGAAGCACCAGTACCAGTGGTGCTCATTTCTTTTTTTAATCCTGTTACTTTTAATTTCATACTGTCTCTATTTCATTAGAAAGATCGAGATATTGTAGTAGCGCAACTAAGTGATCATCTTTTAACTTTCTAGTCTCTAGAATAGGTTCAATTAAATTTATAACTTCTTGGATTTTAATTTTTAGTGCCGGCTCCTCTATTTTATCTACGTTTTCTTTCAGCGTAGTAGATATACTTTTAAACTTAGAATTCAAAAATTCTTTAAGTTTTGGGGCATCTGTAGCACTATTTATGTATTCTTTTAATACTTCTTTTTGTTCTTTAGTTAACCCGTCAAATTTTGTGTTGTATTTTTCGAGCATTATTTTATAGGTAAGCGCACGTGTACCTTTATCTAATGACATTAGTTCTTCTACTAATGGTGATAAGGACATTTTAGAATCTGGGGTAGAAGTGATGTGTTCTAAAATGGTAATTTTTGAGGTAATAATGGATTCGGGGTTTCCAAATCCTTTGTTGTTTGATGATTCAAACAGAACATAAGTAGAAGCTAGTAGCTTATAATTTTTAATTTTAGCTTGAAAGAAGTCATTTAAATCGAAATTTTCTTTAATTTCTTTAATTAAATTATATTTTTCTTTTGCTAATCTATCTCTATCTAATTTTTTAGATAATTCAAGTACTGTAGATAATACAGCCTCTGCTTTACCTTCTGAGAGAGAGATTGAATTGTTAACAGTTTGATAGAGTTTGTTTTCATTTGCTAACTCGCTTTTAGTAAAATATTTTTTCACTAGCGAAGCCGCTTTGGAATTGCCGCTTGATAGAGTATCTGCAGTAATTTTTCTTACTAGCAGTTCAAACAGAATTCCAGTATTTTTGTACTTGTTATGTTTTATTTTCATAAGTAGTGCGCTACTGGTAATAAATATTAAATTTATTTAACTTCTTCACGAATTTGGTCTTCATCTAAAAGTTTTTCACCTTCAAAAAGAGATACTTTTTGTTTTGGGAACATTCCTTTTAAACTTTTTTCGTTTTTGGCAAATACAGCTTTAGTACTTAAATTTTCTATTGTTAAACCTGTATTTGATAATCCAGGTCTTTCTTCAGCTCCCATTCTACCTTTCATTCTATCTTTACCTAAAGTATCTTTACCTAAATTACTATCTTGTGTATTATAGTTGGAGGCATTTTCTCCTGGGCGACCAAGTGCATCATCTGGGTATTCAGAATCATTTACACCATATCCTTGTGGCACTCCTTTACTTCCTGGGTATCTACCTGCTCCATATAATGAGGCTAAAGCATGGGGTGTTCCGTATGCTTCGCCTGTTTCAGCAGGATCATTCCCTTCTTCTGCAATTTGTGCTTGTCTAAATGCACGTTTTTGATCTTCGATAATTAAATCTCTATATTCTTGATATTGATCTTCACTAAAGTGGAAAATATTATCATATATCCAATCAGTAGGCATTAATTTAGATTCCTGCATTTGATTGGCTAATTCAACTTTTTCTTTTAATAATGCTATTCTTTCTTGATCATAGATGATAGAAGGAGTAGTTAATGAAAGTTCAAAATTTGTTAATGAAGCCCCATCATATCCTTGAGCATACAAATGTACTAAAGCAATTTTAGTTAATTCAGATATTAATATCTTTTGAATACGTTCTACTGTACGAGCAAATCTAATATCTTCAGCAGCAAGTGTAGCTTTACCTTCTAGATCAGCTTCGTACCCTAAATAAGCTTTTGGTACTTTAAGTGCTGCAAATAATTTGTCTCTTAGGTATGTAACATCTTCAATAGCAGCATAATCTAAACCTTTTGTGGTCTCGATTCTTGTTGTTGCATCTCCACCTCTAACAGGAATATAGAAATCCTCCAAGATGTTTTGCATATTAAATTTTAAATTGTAATCACCTGTATTTGGATCAACATATGGTGTTTTCTTCATTTTGTTGATCATTCTTTGCATATAGGTTTCTACCTCATTTGGTGGAATATTTCCAACATTCACGAAGAAAGTACGTTTTTCAGGCGCTCTTACAATACGGTGGATTAACATTGCATCTTCCATCAATGTCATTTGCTTCCAAATTTTTCTACCTGGTTCAAGATATGATCTTCCGTATGGTAAATAATTAAAATCTGAAAGTAGGCGGAAGTGAGCCATTTCGTAATTATCGAAAAATACTTCTTCGCCTGTATTTACACCCATTGAAGGTGATATTTGTTGAAATCCTAATGGGTTTTCAGATACCGAATAGCTAGGATCGTATTTAAATTTTACATCTGATGGGTTTTGAGGGTCGCTACCTTCTACTCTAATAATAGTATAAGAAGAAAATGGTACAACATTATATACACCAAATTTTTCAGATATTTCTAATTTAAGATAAAAATCACCATATTTTAACATGTTACGAGTCCAAGACCATAGGTTAAACTCAATATTTAAAACGTCATAAAATAGGTTGTATAATATTTTTTGTACAGTTTCATCTGCGGAGCGAATTTGTAGTACCTCACCCATATCGTTTCGCAAACAAGATTCATCAGATACAATATCTAAAGCAGAAGCAACAATAGCATCAGTATCCATTGCTTCATAGTCAGTATATAATTGAATTCTTGTAGAGGGGAAATTAACTTGTTGTTGATTAGTAAAGTTTAGACCTCCAACGGTGCTATATAATTTATTAAATCGATCGTACAGTGAATTAGTTTGTAACTGCCCTAAAGACTGTATTTGGTTTGAATCAATTACTTTAAGTTGATTTCCTCCTACATTTCGAATTACTACATCCGTAGAGAATAATCTCCTTAATCTACCAAATAATGAAGTATCTGCCATTTTTATTGTATATGTATATAAATATTAATTACCCTAATAACCAGGAGATATCCTCTTTACCTCCATATGGATTATCCATTTCATAAGGGTTTTTTATTTGTGGGTTTCCACTATAAATTCTAGGGGCTTCGTGATTAGTAGAATGTATTCCTCCTAATGTTGCACGAACCATATCTACACCTTGTTGTCTAAAGTGTAGTGCTGTATCTCTTAAAAACATTGATATACCAAATGCCATAGTTAAATCATCGTTATATCCTGATAGTGCTTGTGCTTTACCATGTTTCCATATAAATGTTCTAAATTCCTCTAACAGACGTTTTGAACGAAATATTACAGATTTTTCATGAAGATACGAAACTAATTTGGAAACTACAAGTGGTCTTGTCTTCATTGATGTTGTAAATCCAGGAACCATACCTTGACCATTTTCATATCTGCTAAGATATTGATCAGCGTTGGTCATTGATACATCCATTTTGGGTGAGTAATATAAGTTTCTATATCCTCTATCTATTAATTGCTGTATTACAGCCCACCCAATATTAGCATTTTCTACTACAAGCAAAGCATCGTTATATTCAGTAGCTATAGCATATAATAAATTGCCATAATCTTTAGTTTGGATTTGTGCTTTATATTCAGCAACTTGTATTGCTTCTTCTATATCGAATACATGGAATGCTGAGTAGTCGTTTCCATCGCCACGAGCAACATCAGCTACTACCATATAATCCCTAGAGTAGTCTGGGATTTGCCATATCCATAGATTACCATCTATTCCTCTACGTTCAACTGGTTCTTGTATATAGGTTTTTTCGTAGAAGTTTAATATATCAGGTTCAATTACTGTATCCCCGGAGGTACTAAAATCACAATCACATTCCTGTGCTGCCATTCTAGGCCCTAATATTATATCTTGTTCATCTCTCCAATCTTGATTACGCTCTGGATGTACAGTCCATGGTAATCTAATTGGTATAAATGTATTTTCTCTTGCTTCTGATTTAACCCATGTTGAGTGGAACCAGTTACCAGTACCATAAGGTGTAGATAATGCTATACATCCACCACCAGTGGCTAGTGTTTGTTGAGCTGAGGCAAATATTTCATCAATTCCATCAATAAAAGCAGCCTCATCAATTAATAGTAAAGATACTGCTTCTGATCGCCCAGCATCTGAACTTGCTGCTGTGGCTTTAATTTGTGATCCGTTTGCTAATCTCAGCGACAATTTATTATGTTCAACCGTTTTTATCCTTAACCACGATGGTAATTGATCGTACGCGAATCGTACTTTAGTTACCATGTTTTTCGCTGTTTCTTGCTTAGTTGCAATACATAATACATTCCGATCCTTATTAAATAGCATCATCCATAAAGCATAGGCAGAACATAAAGTTGATATACCTAACTGGCGAGATTTATTAATAATGATATAGTCCTCCTTATGCATATGTTGAAGGACTTTTTCTTGGAATGGGTATAAGTTAAATTTAATTCGACCACGTTGTGGGTGCTGAATTGTATAATATTTTTTCATAAAATATACCGGATCTTGGGCACATTTTATAAATTCTTGCTTTATTATACTTTTTAAATTTTCAGCCATTATTTGATTAGAATAGCTGCTCCTAATGCTAACACAAGACCAGCACCACCCATTAATTTAGTTTGGATTTTTTGCTTTTTTAGATCAGTTTGTAACCTTTTACTTAATTCTTCTTGGGTTGTAAATTGTTGGTCTTTTTTTTCAATAATTGATTGATAATTTAAAACCTGTGTTTTAAGATTAACAACTAATTCACCCTGTGTAATAAGTTTATTATTAGTTTCTGTTAGAATTGTTTGCATAGTTTGCATTTCTTCAGACAAACCATCAAATTGTATTAAATCCTTTATTACTAGTTTAGCAATAGGCTTAGTTAATTGAATCGTTGGACTGTTTGTAACGCTTTGCGAAAAACTGTTCCAGCTCATCATCACCGAAAAGATCAACAGCATCAAGCTGTTCTTTTGTTTTTTTCTTGATAACATATATTCTGGTGTTTAATTGTTTAATTTTCTTATCTGATTCCTCAATAGCAAATTCTAGAGAATCTGCTTCAAATTCTAAGGCAGTATTCTTCTGGTGGAGAGAATCTACTTTTTGTTCTAATGCTTCTATTTTAGCATTATATTCTTGGGTATAATCCTCATCTTCTGTAAAAAATAATACATACAGCAGTGAAATGATTATAACTACTAAAATTATATTTAGTGTATTAGATTTTGACACGTTTTAGTTTTTCGTATTTTTCCTTAGCTGCCTGGAATTCAGGTGTAAGTTTTGTTAGCATTTGTAATGCCGTTTTTTTATTTTTTTCTGATTCAGATGTTTTGTAAAGTTCTAAATGAGTTTTCATTTGAGCTTGAAGTCGTTGAAAATCTTTAATTATTTGATCTTGTTTAGATGCTTTAGCTTGTACAGCTTTATCTACAGTAGCTGTGCTTTCATCACCTGGGATTTCAAGTTCAATATCATCTGCTTCTAGTTCGTCTTGTTCTTTTACTTTAGCAGCAGCTGCATCGTATTCTTCTTTATATAATTTTTCGTTTTTCCAACTACGAATACTAAAATTATCTTGCATGATATATATTTTATTATAAATATTTAAAATTGAATTACTCCTAACATTTGCTCAATTCGCTCAGGTGTTGAACCCTTTAACATATGTACATTTTCACATCTATGACCATATGTGTTCATTGCTTTAATAATAGCTTGATCAATTCTATCTCTATATTCTAAATCAGTTTCTCTAACACCATTATCT